TGTTACATCAGTTCCAGAAGTATTAGGAACGCAGATAGCTAGAATAGAAGAGTTTGGTATAAGTAATCACCCAGAAAGTTTTGCAACTTTTGGGCAAAACAAATTTTTTACAGATGCTAAAAGAAATGTAGTTATTAAATTAACAGGTAGCTCAGCTCAAAATGAAATTCTAACGGTTATATCTAATGAAGGTATGAGGAGTTGGTTTAGAGATTTATTTGCTGAAGCTTCTGCAACACAGAAATTAGGTGGCTATGACCCATATATGCAAGAATATGTTTTTACCACTAACACAATTGTAAAACCTGAAACTGAATTATGTACTGCTTGTGGTGTTACAAAGAATATTACTATTGTTGCAGGTCAAGAATTTGTTTATTGTGTAGAGTTAGGTGAAACTGTAGGCCCTCCATCAAATCTTAATTATGTAGAAATAGATTATGTTATACCTTTTGAGAACACAGACTTAATTGTAACAGAAGGAACAGAACAACAAATAGTTTCAGAAGCAGGTGTGGATTTAGAAACGGAAGGTCAAGTGTCTGGTACAGGTTATATAGTTCAAGCAATATATGATGGCGTTACATATACTACAGGTATTGTTTATCAAAGTGGAACTTTAAGATTTCCAAAACCAAATCCAACTCCTACTGAAGTTGTAATGATTATTTCTTCAGACGCAATAGTAAACGACACAATTCAGGTTACTGTAAAATGTCCAGAAGAAGAAGTGTTTAGTGTTTATAGTATTACTCTTACAACAAACGCTAACGCAGGTCAGTTTTCACACACAGAATTTAGTTGGACAGATTCAACTGTTACTTCTCCAACACAATCAGATTTAGTAACATTTTTAGCTAGTCCAAACGACCCTATTGTTTCTCAATACAGAGAGCTAGAAGGTCCACAAGCTTCAGGTATTATACCCCCTGATGGCTCAACTATCACAATGAGGTCTAACAAAATTAATTTTGATAACTTCCAGTTTGACCCTACAGAAAATGAATTTAGATATTTAAGAACTGATGCATTGTTTGAAAACAATTCAACGGATATAAGTATTTTATTAGCTGCTTCAGTGCAAGCAACTCCAATTAATTCTAGCGGAGCTCCTACATTGTATAGCGCTCAATTTGGTTTACCATCAGGTGGTAATAAACTATATTTAATATATGATTTAAGAAACGCAGTAGGACAGCAACTTTGTTATTCTTCGACTAGTATATTTGATGCATGTTGTAATTGTACATTTACACCAGCGCCAACACCAAGCCCTACTCCAGCTCCGACTCCAGCTCCTGCGCCAGTATATGATTACTTCTTAGGGATTGATTGTGTTAGCTTACAAGCAGTGTATGTAAAAGCAAACCAAACATTAGGTATTGTTGTAGGTGATGAAGTTCAATATCAATTTGGCTCAATAACAGGATGTGCATCTTTATATGATGTTGGAGGTTCAGGACAAAATGGTGAAGTAATAGTTCAAGTTTCAGGATGTGGAGATTCAAGATGTTCAACATAAATGGTTAACTTTGTAAAATTGTAAATGGCAACAACAGGAACATATTATTATAGCTCGGCAAGTTTTTCTACTGCTACTGCATTATTTACTGATGCAGCGCTATCTACTTTTGCTCCTGATGGATGGTATTCAGACCAATCAATCTCAAGGCAACAAGCTTCTGGCGTATTGTTTGCTGAAGCTGATTGTCCTAATTGTGCAACACCTACTCCAACACCAACACCAGTTGTCTATGACTATAGAGTATATACAGCTTGTGATGGTATAAGTGCAAATGAAGTATTTAGAATAGTTCAAGGAGGAAGTTTTCCAGCAACTGTTTCATATAATAGTATTTGTTATCATAACCCTCAAGCTACTGGTTCAACATCTACAATAAACGTAAATGGTCTTGTTAGTTATACTGATTGTGTAGCTTGTGGTGTAACGCCATCACCAAGTCCATCACCAGGTCCGACTCCAAGTCCGACTCCAGGTCCGACTCCAAGTCCTGTTCCAACGGTTACTTATGATTTTAGAGAATATACAGTATGTGGCACTTCGGTATCAAAAATATTTAGACTTGTTTCAGGTAGTTCTTTCCCTGCTGTTGTTAAAGACAGCAACTTATGTTATGAAAACCCTTCTGTCACTGGCTCTACCAGCACAAATGATATAACAGCTTCTTATGTAGACTGTGCTACTTGTGAGGCGACAACGCCTAGTCCAAGTCCATCACCAAGTCCTACACCTACACCTAGTCCTGTGCCGGCTGTAAGCGGTACGCAGATATTCTCTACATATACTGTTGGGAATGGAGTAGGAAACTCATCTACTGCGTGTGCTGCACAAGCTACTAACAGTATGTATACTTCAAGAGCTGATGTAGCTTCGATTCAAGCTGGAGATACTATATACACTAATTCAGGATTGACAAATGTGTGGAATGGTGGATTAAATTTCTATGGTGTAACCAATGTAAATGGTCATTATCCAAACTTAGATAATGGATATGCTTTATTAATTAACTCACTTGGAATTGTTGATGCAGTTGTAGATTGTACACCAACACCAAGTCCAGTTCCTGCTCCAGCAGCTGCTACATTCCAAGATGTAGAGATAAGACAGTGTTTTACAACAACACCAACATATAAAGTAAGAGTTACAGGTTTAACAGCGCCAACCTTAGCTAATGGTATTGTAATTGAAATAACGGGTGCAGCTAGCGCACCAAACCCAGAGTTTACTGGCTCAACTTGTTGGGAAATAATTGACAACGCTGCAACATCTTTTGATTCTTCAGCTGTTTTAAATTCTGCATATAGTAGTTGTAGCGGATGTGGAGCAACACCGGTTTATAATTACGCTGAGTATACTGAATGTCAAACATCAACTACAGCAGTATTTAGAAAACTTAGCACAACAGCAAGTTTCCCTAGCTTTGTAGAATATAATAATATTTGTTACTCAAATCCAATAACTACAACTGCTACATCACTAATCAGTGTTGAATCTTTAACAAGCTTTAATAACTGTTTTGATTGTGAAAACCCATCAATGTTTATTAATGGTTTACCACAACAAGGATATACAGAAGCTGCGGCTTGTAATGCTAGAACAGATTACTTTGTATTCTCTGATAGAGCAACGGTTGGTCAAATTATAGTTGGAGATACATTATATGCTAACTCTTCAAAAACTACAGTATTTAACGGAGGTTTAGAATGGTATAGTATTTCAAACACTTTAGGTCTTTTACCACAACCTTCAAACGATAAATATTTAATTTTATCAACTGGTGTTGTTCAAGCAATAACTACATGTGCTGCTCCATCACCTAGCCCAAGTCCATCACCAACACCAGCTCCAACACAAGATATAAGAATTAGAAGTTGTGTGGATTCTAGTGAATATAATGTAACCGTAGTTGGTTCAAGTGGACTTCCAAACAATTTCCAAATCCAGATTAGTGGAGGTGGAGGTAGTTGTCCAACTTGGCCAGGTGGAAGTGGTTCTGAGTGTTTTGAAATTATTCAAACTAGTGGTGTAACAGGAGTTTGTAATGTAAGCATAACTGCAATAACTTCTGGTGGTTGTTCAGCAGGAAATTTAACTTGTGGAACTCCGACGCCTAGTCCAACGCCATCACCGAGCCCAACTCCGACACCTAGTCCAACGCCATCACCGAGCCCGACGCCTAGTCCAACGCCTAGTCCAGCTCCTACAGTGTCTGTATATTATTATGATATTGACAGGTGTGATGGAAACGTAGGTACGTTTAGTAATGTAGCTACAACTTCAATACTATTTGAAGGACAGTCGTTGAAAATGGCTGATGGTCACTGTTATCTATATGGTGGAAGTGTAGGTACAATAAACTCTAACAATCCAGTAGCTATATATGATAATTGTACTACTTGTTTAGCATCAACACCTACACCAAGTCCGAGTCCGAGTCCGACGCCAACGCCTAGTCCAAGCCCAACACCTACACCTAGCCCAACACCAGCTCCAGCTTCAAATTGTAATACAGTTGACTTGGAGTTTGTCTCAACTGTAGGTAGTATAACTTGTACTAATTATCAAACATTCTATATGAACACAAATGATTTCTGTACAGCTACAAACCTATACAGAGATAGCGCTTGTACTAGAGGAGCATTGTCAGGAGTGTACAACACAGGTGGTTTCTACAGAGAATGGAATGGTTCTTCATTTACATTATCTTGTACACTTACAATTTGTCCATAGTTTTTCATTTTAAATAATTATCATTAACTTTATTTGAAATTAAATCAAATCAAATGGAGGAAATACTTAATTATATTACACCTGAGGAGTGTCAAGAACTTATTAAAATGATTGACGCAAATCATTCACGCTCATCAGTAGTTGTCGGGGGTACTGACAGAACGGATGTAACTGACCACAGAACATCAAGCACATCCAACTTAGATATGAGTACTCCTATAATGTCTAAAATAAAAAAACAAATATCTGAAACATTGGGATTAGAGCTTGTTAAAGGTGAAGCACTTCAAGGACAATTATACGAGCCTGGTCAATACTTTAAACCACATAATGATTTTTTTAGTGGACCTGCTTATGATATGCATTGTAAAGCATCTGGGAATAGAACTCATACCTTGATGATATATTTGAATGATGATTTCAAAGGAGGTGGCACGCATTTTCCTACATTACAAAAAACTGTAGAGCCTGAAACAGGTAAAGCATTGTGGTGGTATAACATGAAAGATGGTAAAGTACAAGACCAATATCTTCATGAAGGCGTAACGGTTGATGAAGGTAAAAAATATGTAGTTACATCCTGGTGGAGAGAAAAAAATTGGGATGGAGCTGGTGATGAGAAAATGTATTTAAATTCTATAAAAGAAAAAAAAGTTGAAGAAAAAAAATCATACATAGTAAAAGCTTCTGAATTGACTAAAAAAGAAAGTAAACCTATTACTGAAGTACAACCAAAAGTTTTTACATCTAAAGAACAAATACCTAAGTTTACCGAGCTAGGTTTTTCTATTCAAAAATGTCCAGCAGAAACTTGGAATATAATTAATGACTCTTACAATATATTAAAAGACAAAGGAGTGGAGGAAGTTTTTGATGGTAAAGAAAATATAATAAAAGGAGGCGATACTGAGTTATTATCATTTGACGCACTTCCATCTATAAGAACTTTAATACACAAACAATTGCTGTCAACTCATCAAGAATGGATTAAAAATGAAAATATAGAGCCATCTTTTATTTATGGTATAAGGTCATATAAAAAAGGAGCAACACTAACTCCTCATGTTGATAGAGTTGAAACACATCATATAAGTTCTATAATTATTGTAGATAAAGATTTAGCTTGTGGATGTTCTAATAAACCCGAATCAGATGATTGGCCTTTAGATATTCAAGGACACGACGGAGAGTGGTATAAAGTGTATGCGCAACCAGGAGACATGATACTCTATGAATCAGCTGTTTGTGAGCATGGTAGAAAAGAACCATTTGGAGGAACTTATTTTAGAAACTTTTACGTACATTATAAAATAATATAATTTGAAAAAACCACAATTATTAATTTCTATTGCCTCTTATTGTGATGATGAGTTAATAAAAACTATAGAGAGTTTAATTGATAATTCTGGTGATAAAAATAATCTTGATATTGTTGTTTTTAATCAAAGTGAATACCCTGAAAACATAAACCATAAAAATGTAACTGAAGTTTACACTGATTATAAAAGAACAAATGGGGTGGTTTGGGCGAGAGAACAAATTCGTAATTACGTAAAGCCACATCATAAATATTATTTACAGGTTGATGCACACATGAGGTTTGACAAAGGCTTTGACCAAAAACTTATTAGCCACCTTGATGACTATGACGGTAAAGTGGTTTTTAGCGGATTCCCTTCTATGTATTATTTACCTGATAAAAAAAGTTGGGATGCTTGTTATATAAATAAAATAGATAAGATAGATAGCCAAGGTAGGTTTTGGCCTGGAGCTCAAGGCGTTGACGAAAAAAAATACTTAGGTCCAAGCACAATAGCAGCTGGATATTTTTTTAGCGATATAGGTGTTTTAGATATCGATATATATGTGCAAAAAGGTGATATGTATTTTGAGGAAACCTACGCTACGTTTAACACGTTTTTAGCTGGATATGATATAACAAATATCCCCTTTCCAGGTGTATATCATTTGTATGACAAATCAAATCAAAGACAAACATATCATCCTAATCAAGGCTCACCTCGTTTAGTAGGATTAAAAAATAATGTTAAAACTATACAAGATTTTAATAAATTATACGGAACAAAGTATAGGCCTAATATAATACATCAAGTTGCTCCACAAGATAAAAACAGGTGGAGTAAAGAATGGTTTAGATGTGATTATAGTTGGGATACAATTAAAGGATATAAAAGAAATAAGTGGTGTGATAGAGAAGGTATAAACACTTATTTAATGAGATATGATAAAGAGTTTTATGAAATATTAAATCAATGCCCTGTTATATATAAAATTGATTTTGTAAGATATTTAATAGCACGAGATATAGGGGGTGTTATATGTGATATGGACTTTGAGGTTTACAATGATTTTACAAAACAACTTGACAGTCATTCTATATACTTACTTGAATCTTCAGCAGGAGATGAAGATTATCAGAATGGATTTATAGTTTCACCTCCGTCTGATTTATGGAATATATTTTTAGAATCTTTAAAAGTAGATATTAAAAATAATTTAAACGACATATTAAACAGAAAAGAAATAGAAGGAAAACCTTTAGGTACTTTTGTAAGACAAATAGTTGGCCCTATAGCTCTTTCTAAGTTTGTGAAAGAGAATAATATACCTCATAAAGTATTACCTTACGCTCAGTTTAATCCTGTTGGAAAATTTAATTTTGATTTTATTCAAACTTATCATTATGGTACTGGTAATTGGGGCGGTGGTTTATAAACCTTAATTTATAAATTCGTAAATTTGTAAACAAATTAATTCTTTATGGCTGGTGCTCTTTTTAGTTTTTCATGTCCTATTGACCAAATAGGTGACGAGAATGGTCAATGTACATGGACAGTGGTTTGTAATGATGGAGAAAAAATAAATATAAAAGTTCCAGCAAACGGTATTGAGAACTATTGTTTACAAAAAGGTTCAACAATTTTACCAACCTCTGTTTATGGTATATATTATGATGTACAACAAAACTGTGAAACTAAATGTGGTGATGCTAATCCTGACCCATTAGAAGGGTATATATATTATGAATATGAAAATTGTAATGTAGCAAGTCAAAAACAAATATTTAGAGCTCCAACAGGTTTTGCTGCATGGCCTAATACTTTGGCTTATCAATCTATTTGTTGGACAAATGGTGTTAGCGTAACTAATATATCTTATTTAGATGTTGCTAATATACCTACGTATGCAGATTGTGCTACTTGTGCAACAGCAATAGCTCCAACACCGACGCCACCGACGCCACCGACGCCACCGGGTACTCCTGAATATTGTTTAAGTTTTACTAATACACTAACAGTTTCTTCAAATACATTAGAATTTCCTGATGTCTTAAATTTACCTGACACTTCAGTAAGTTTTTATGTAATTAATGGAGCTTGGGGTGTTTATCAAGTAAGCACTGGTGTTTATCAAATAACAGGTGTGTCTGCAGAATGGCCAATAGCATTTTTAAACAATGGAAAAGAAAATTTAATTTCATACACAGGGACAAAACTAGAAAAAGATGCAGTTGCTTTAGATGGAAACACATACTCATTTTATTCAGGTACAATAACATTAAATGTAAACGAAGATTTTGGAACTATTAGTTATCAAACATTATATCCTGAGTCTACAAATGGACAATACTTTTTGGGTGAAAATAATTTAAGATTTAGCACGGATTGTAATCCTTCAAACCCTCCAACCCCAACACCACCAAGTCCAAGTCCGACACCACCAAGTGTTGTTCCTCCTATACCTTCACCAGTAGATACTGAATGGACAGTAAGTTATAGTGAGAACTCAAAAGGTTGGCCTTCATTTTATTCTTATATACCAGAGTATATGATAGGGATGAATAATTTCTTTTACACTTTTAAAGGAGGTAACTTATACCAGCACAATGTAAATGATAAACGAAATAATTATTATGGTGAGCAATACAATTCACAAATAACAAGTGTGTTTAATCAGAACCCACTAGAAAACAAAGTATTCAAAACTTTGAATTTAGAATCTAATGATGCGTGGGAATCTTATCTTGAAACCGATATACAAATAAATGGCTTTATGGAAGATGGTTGGTTTGAAAAGAAAGAAGGAGCTTGGTTTGCATATCTTAGACAAAGAGGTGAAGTGCCAGCACTTAAAGGGCAATACGCTATGAGGTCTGCTAATGGTATAGGTAAAACAACCAATGTAGCGATTACACAAGGTACAACAACTTTAAGTTTTTCAACTGACCCACTTGTATCTATAGGAAACTTTATTAGTGTAGGTGATTATGTATACCACTCACTACCACAATACACTGAAATTTCTTACGGTGGTATTGTAACACAGATAAATGTAGATTTACAGAACAATATAAACCAATTAATTGTAAGTACTACTTCAGCTGACACTGTTACTTTCCCGTTAAATGACCCATACATTATGTTTATAAAAAGTTCTGAAGCTGAATCTCATGGTTTACTCGGACATTATTGTATATTTACTATAACTAACTTTAATACTCAAGCTACGGAACTGTTTGCAGTAGAGAGCGATGTAATGAAAAGCTATCCGTAAAAATTAGTATCTTTGTAAGTATAAAAAATTATTATGGCAAACCCTTTATTATTAGCAGCGGCAGGTGTACAAATTGTTGGCTCTATA